TAACAAAAGGCAGACATTATTCAGATGAATCTCAACAAGCAGAGTATTCAGGCGATAAGGGTTTAGAGTTTGCTACACAAGTAAAATCAGATGTAAGGTGGGGTAGCTAATGGTTTGGAAGGCAGTTGTTGATTTTTTTGTTGCTGTTGGTAAAGCTGTAACAGCTTACGCTACAGCTAATCCCATTAGATTTGCATTAGAAGCGTACACCCTATATACAGGCGTTAAAGGGTTTTTACAAGCAAAACAAATGTTGGCTAAAGGTCAGGACATTTTAGCCAACAAGACTGCTGCTGGTGGCAAGATACCAGTTATATATGGAACAAGAAGGGTTGGTGCTCAAATTGTTTATATGGACACAGCACAAAACAGATCAAAAGACTTGTTTGTTGTTTATGCTTTGGCAATTGGTGAATGTGATGAGATTATTCCAAACTCAATAGAGATTGATGGCAATAGCATTTATGATGGAAATATCTACAAAGGTGGTGGATATGTAGGCTCAGATAGATATGGGCAAACTGGTTATGGAAATCACAGGCCTTTAAATACTGCATCTCAAGTTGGAGACAATCAATACTCTAGTGCTGGTAACTTAGGTACTAATCCAGCTCTTAGGTATTCTTTTGTTTTTAACCTACATCATGGTGCATCTTCACAAACAGTAGACCCAATGCTTTCAGCATCTATTGCATCACAATGGACAACAGCACATAAATTAAATGGTATTTGTTATATAGCTGCATCTTTTGATTACGATAAGAAAGGTATGTACAAAGGCGTACCGCAAATAACAGTACAAGTTAGAGGTAAGAGGGTTTTTGACCCAAGAGATAATTCTACAAAATGGTCAAGCAATCCAGCTTTATGTTTCTTAGACTACATACAAAATGATGAATATGGTAAAGGTTTAGCAACATCACAAATCAACATGACTGCTATAGGAACTGCTGCTGATAAATGTGACACCTTAGTAGATCAACCTTACTACAATGGAAGTTATCAGAGTTTTACATGGAGTGGCGATACAGGTAATGATTATATTCTTATCAATGACAATGATGACTGGTGGCAAAATAAAATAGATGAAGTTGTAGATATAAAAGACTCTGATGGTAATTTAGTTATTGATGAGAAAGATATTAAAGATAGTTCTAGGTATGAGTTTTACGACCAAACACAAGAAAACAGATTATATATAGATGATACTTTACAAGAAGATTATACAAATGAAGCTGGAACTATAAGAGGTAGAACTAAGAGATTTCATTGTAATGGCTATATTGACACTAATAAAAATGTCATGGATAACGCTAAAGAATTACTTGCAAACATGCGTGGTATCTTTACTTATATTGATGGCAAATATGAATTACAAATAGAAGATACAGGTACTTCTACATTTAGTATTACTGATGACCATATTATAGGTGATGCTGGTATATCAGTTGATTATGGTAATAAAGATAAAAGAGCCAACAAAGTTGTTATTGAGTTCTTTAATGCAAATAAAAAATACGAACTAGACACAGCTACAGTTTTACATGATGCTTCACCTGAATATTATTCAGATGATGGTGAGATATTAGAAGTTAAAGCTGAATTCCCTTATGTAACAGACCCATACATTGCTTACAACATGGGTAAGGCTATCTTAACTAGAAGCAGAAATCAGACCACTATGCAGTTCTTAGGAACTCCTGAGATGTATAAATTAAATGTAGGTGATATTGTTGACCTTACTTACTTGCCTTTAAACTTTAATGTAAAAATTTGCAGAGTAGAAGCATTAGAGTTACAAGCTAATGGGTTAGTTGCTGTTAGTTTAATTGAATACTTTGATGTTTATACATGGGAAGTACCAGCTCAAGAACCAACAACAATTATAGCCAAGCCACCAAGTATAGGTGCTTTGCATCCACCTGAAGCAAGCAGTATCGTATTCACAGACACAGATGCTTCATCAATCAATAGACCTACTTTAACTTGGACTGAACCAACTGATTTTCCTGTAAGGCAATATAGGGTAGATGTAGAAGATACAGCAAACCCACCAGTACAAGTATTTAGCAAACTAGTTGATACAAATAGTGTAGATTTAAGTTTTCTTGCTGTTGGTAATTACAATGCAAATATAACTTCTTTTAATGGAGTTGGTATTGAGTCTAATGCTGTTGTAAAGTCGTTTACCATTGGCAATCCACCAACAGCTACAGCAGACATACAAGATGATGCTGTAACCAATGTAAAGGTCAATGATTTGTCAGCAGACAAAATTGATACAGGTGTTCTTAATTTAGGGTCTGAATCAGGAATGGCTGTAAGACAAACTAAAACTGGTTATACCTCTACAGCTACAGGTTTTTGGTTGGGTAATGATGGGGGTACACCTAAATTTAACATAGGCACTAGCACTAACTATTTACAGTTTGATGGTTCTAATTTACAAATTTCAGGAAATATATCAGCAACCACAGGTACTATTGGCGGCTTTACTGTTGGTAATAATTATTTAAGAGCAGGAACGGGTACAACAAGAATATCTTTATCCACAGTGGATGGTATACATCTTGGCAATAATACATTTGCATCCGCACCATTTAAAGTTGCACTGAATGGGGACTTAACTGCATCAAGTGCAACGATTGATGGTGATATAACAGCAACAACCTTAACTGTAGAAGAAGCAAATATACAAAGCCTTAAATTAACTTTAGGCGGTGGCATATTGCAAGATGGAAGCAATAATGATTTAACAGTTTTAAATGTTATAAATCCTGATTTTCCAGTTGATGGTTTATTGCATTACTTCCCTTTAAATGGATTTAGTGACCCTAATGATACAACCCCTGCTGATGTTATAGATGTTGTTAGTGATGTAACAGGTGTTATAACAGGTAGTAATGGTAGCTTTACTACTGATAGTCCAAATGGTCAATCTTATGTAAATGGTGCTACTACAGGTATAACACTTTTAAACAATACACAAGCTACTGCATGGCAAACAACCACAGGTGACTATACTGTCGCTTTGTGGTTCAAATCAACAACTGAATCAGGAGGTTCTGTTGCAAGAATAATTGGTAGAGATGCTTCTGATTTTTGGTCTTTAGCAGTATCCCAAAATCAAACAGGAAATCAACTTGTAACTTTATATACAGATGGTGAAAATGTTTCTTATGATGGTGCTTCTGTAAACGAATGGCATCATATAACTTTAGTGGTAAATGGTACGACTAGTGCAAAACTTTATGTTGATGGCGTACTAAGAGCTACAGACACTAATATAAATTTTACAACTAATTCAAGACCAGTTGTACTTGGTTGTAATACAGAATCTGTTATCGTTCCAACTTCTAATGTATTTCTTGGCAAATTATCAGATGTAAGGTTTTACACAAAAGCTATAACAGATAAACAGGTTCAATCTTTATATATGAATCCCGCAGGTGGATTACCTGCAAAAATAGAAGGTGATCTATTTGTAACAAACACAATTACCGCTGATAAATTAGATGTTAATACATTAGATTCTATATCAGCTAACTTGGGAAGCATCACAGCAGGTGATATTGATATTGGCGGTGGTGACTTTACTGTAAGTGCTACAGGTGTAATGACTGCAACAGGTGCAACTATATCAGGAAATGTAACAACAACTACTTTAGTTGTAACAGAAGATGCAGATGTTATAGGAAATTTAAAAGCTACATCACTTGCATCTAATATAGTTAAGATTGGTAACTTACATCAAGAAGTGTGGAATGAAATTGATGCAAGAACAGCTACTACACAAAATGGTTTTTATGATGAGTTTACTAGTGCAGGTGGTGTTGGATATATAGGTGTTGAGAAAAACTTTGAGTTACTTGGTTCTGGAAGTAATGGCTATTTAGTAAATGCTAATAGCATAACTTTAAGAGGTGGCTCAGTATCTATTATTGGCTCTTCGACAACACAATTTACAGGAACAGCTTTACAATTTACAGCACAATATCAATACAAACTTACATCAGGCTCAACATGGACTAATACAGGTTCTGCTGTAACAGCCACAGCAGATGTTGCTGAGTCAGGTGGTATTTATTATTACGAAGTTGATGCAGACCCTGATGTGCAAATAACAGGCTTAACAGCAGGTTCTTATTATCAATTCAGATTAAAAATAACTCCAGTTGTTACCAATAATGTATTTAGAGTATCGCCAACAGGTGCTGCTGATTCAAATGGCATAACTATAATTTTTGAAGCCCAACAATCTTCAACATCTACAGGAACAGGTGCAGGTACAGTTACTAGCGTAACAGCAGGTGATGGATTATCAGGCGGAACAATTACAAGTAGTGGAACACTTGCAGTAGACAGCACAGTTGTAAGAACAACAGGGACACAATCTATAGCAGGTGATAAAACCTTTAATAACGATATTATCATACAAGGAAACCTAGACGTTCAAGGAACTACAACAACTGTAAACACAGATGATCTAAACGTAAAAGACAAAAACATTACTCTTAACTATTCAACAGGTGATTCGTCTGCTTCAGCTAATGGTGCAGGTATTACCATTCAAGATGCTGTAAGCGCTACACAAGATGCCACCTTAACTTGGAACACAAGTAGTGATAGATTTAACTTTTCTCATGGTTTAGATTTTCCTGCTTCTACTTTACTAGTATTTGGAGATAATGATGATCTTAGAATACAACACAACAATACTAACGCTGTGTTTTCAAACTTCACAGGTAATATTGATTTTAAAAACTTTGCAGATGACTCAGATATAAGATTTTGGTCTGACGATGGTTCAGGTGGCTCTGCTGTATACTTTAAATTAGATGGTAGTGCAGGAAGGTCTGTTGCATCTAAAGATATAAGATTTGAAGATGGGATAAAAAGCACCTACGGAGATTCTGATGACCTACAGATTTACCATGATGGCAGTCATAGCTTTATTAGAGATGGCGGAACTGGCCATTTAAAAATACAAGCTACAAACCTTAAGTTACAAGATGAAAGTGGCAACAACTATATAGACATGATTGATGGTAGTTATGTTCGCCTAATGCATAACGCAAATACCAAGCTAGAAACAACCTCAACAGGCATAGACGTAACAGGAACAGTAACTGCTGATGGTGCAACTATAGCTGGAACATTAGAATTAGATAGCAATAATTTAGACCATACAGCTTTATCTCCTCAATACAATATGATTGAGTCTGATATCACAGGTAACAACACTCAGTTTTTACAAGTAGGTGGAGATTTAAGAATTAGAACTATTGATGATTCTAAAGCTAACCCTGTTGAAAGATTAAGAATAGACCACGCATCAGGAGACATTTCCTTTTACGATAATACAGGCACAACTCAAGGTTTATTTTGGGATGCTAGTGCTGAGAGATTGGGGTTAGGCACAACTAGTCCTAGTGAAGCTTTACACGTTAAAGACATATCAGAATTCCTTGTTGATGTAGCGGTTTCTGATTCGGCGGCAGAGTTTAAAAGCAACCTTGGTAATTCGTGGAGAATAGGTAACGATGCAAGCCTAAACGCTTTTGCCATTACTCAATCAGCATCTCTTAGTTCCGATGTTAGGTTGTTTATTGCTAATGGAGGAAACGTTGGAATTGGAACAACTTCGCCAAGTACAGCTTTGCACGTTGTTGGTACAATTACATCAGGAGCTATTACAAGTACAAGCTCCATTACTGGTAGAACAGGAGCATTTACAGGTCAGAATGGGACAGCTCTTGTGGTTAATAGTGGAACTACTAATGTAACTGCAACTTTTGAAAGCGGTGATGCTACTGCATGGATTAATATAAAAGATAGTGCCTCAGGAACTTATGGTGCTATGCTGGGAGCAGAGGGTGGATTATTTAGACTTAGAGCTAATAACAATGATTCAAGCACTGATTTAACAGTTGATACTTCAGGTAACTTAGGTGTTTCAGGAACAGTAACAAGTACTGGAAATATTTTCATGTCTACCAATGGAAGCATACTTAGAAATTCAGGCGGTGCTTTACAACTTCAGTCTGATGCATCTCAGGTTATATTAAGGTCTAATAATACTACTGCTTTAACACTAGATACTTCTCAAAATGCTATATTTGCAGGAAACGTTGGCATAGGCACAAGTTCTCCAAGTACTGCTTTACACGTTGTTGGTACAATAACAGCAGATACACATTTTACTTCTTCTGATACAAATACAACTTTAAGTACATCAGGAAGCGGTGGAACTGTTCGCTTGAGACCTAACGGACTTTCTTCAACAACAGGTCAAGTTACAGTTGTTAGTTCGGGAAATGTTGGAATTGGGACTGATTCGCCAAGTAGTCTTTTAGAAGTTACGACATCAACAACTGCGGGAAGTGCAGATATAGCTAGGTTTAGTCGAGCAACCTATGGAGCAACTGTAACTATAGCGAGAGAAGCAGGGGATGGTGTTGTATATTCCCCTGCAAACTTAACGCTAAGTGCTGACCACGATGCCAATAGCGTTGGTTCAAACTCAAACATAAAATTCAAAACTGATGCAACAGAACGCATGAGAATAGACTCATCAGGCAATCTGTTGGTGGGAACTACTGATACCTCTCTTTGGAATAATGGTGCAGGTGGCAATACAGGAACTGTAATTGAATCAGATGGAACTATACAGTTAGCTAAATCTAACAATGCTACTGCATATTTTAACAGGCTTGATAGCGATGGAGACATTGTTTCATTCCGCAAAGATGGCTCATCAGTTGGAAGTATTCAGTCTAGGGCAGGTCTTGTTTCTACTATTATTCTTGACCCTAGAACAAATGGTGTTGGCTTAACAGGAACATCTAATGCTATTAGACCAACAACTAACTTAGGTTCAACAACCAGTAATGGTGCTGTAGATTTAGGTCACGCAAACGGACGTTTCAAAGACCTTCACCTTTCAGGAACAGGTTACTTTGGTACTAATATAGCAATTAATGCAGGTAATAAAATACTTCTATCAGGTGCAGGGGATAATACACACCACATATATCACGACAGCTCAACTGATTATGATGTTGTGAACTACAGCACAGGCTTTCAACTTGAGCATTATTCAAGTGGTACACAATTTACTTTAGATGGTTCAACAGGCAACGCTACCTTCGCAGGCGATGTATCTTTAACAACTGGTGATCTTGCCGTTGAAGGCACAATAGAGCTTGGAAATAATTACATAATTCCAAATACAAATGGAACAGCAGGACAGGTTTTAAAATACCCACCAATAGGAGGAGGCTCAGCCCTTGTATGGTCAGACGTTGACGCGGGTGCAGTTACATCTATTTCTAATAACGCTAACAACAGAATCCTTACAGCGACTGGCGGGACTACTATTAATGGTGAATCAGGCTTAACTTTTGATGGTGCTACTTTAGGTGTAGTTGGAGATATAAGTCTTGGTGATAATAAAAAAATATACTTAGGAACTGGAAATGATTCTGAGATTTCTTTTACTGGCACACAAACAATTTTAAGAAGTCCTAATACAGCAATATGTGGTTCAAGCAATGTATCTTTAGCAACAGGCGTGGGCGTAGGTCAACAAATATACCTTAATGCAAATTATAGTGATGGTATAAAGTTGTATCACGAAGGCAGTTTAAAAGCACAAACTCAAGACGATGGCTTTAAAGTAACGGGTGAAATCAGAGGTACACAGTTTGCCTATTCATACTACAACAGCACATCAACAACATTAACAACATCATATGCAGTAATTAATCTTGATACCTTGCAAGCAAGTACAGGTATAAGTGGTATAGCGGTAGCAAGTAATGTGGTTACTATAAGTCGAAGTGGTACATTTATGATTACTATGGATGTGGTAACTGATGTTACTTCAGGTGCTGGTAGGACAGAATCAGAAGCACAGCTTTATAAAAATGGTTCTGCTGTAACTGGAACTTTTGTAGGAATGTATAATAGAACAGTAAACAGAGGGCTTTCCACTGGTTCAGCTACAACTATGATTAGTGTAACTAGTGGCGATACTTTTGAAATAAGAGCTAAGAAAACAGGAAATGATACTGTAGTAACATCAGTTGGTGGTACTAGGTTAACCTTCTTACAGGTTGGATAATTAATTAATATAGGAGAATAAAATGGCAATTTCATTAACAACAACAGTGCAAAGGGTAGAAACTTATCCAGCACAACAAGCGGAAGAGGGTGAGACTACTTACCCAACTTTAATGGTGGTATATAACGATGTGTTTGATGACCCTGATGATGATAAATTACCAGTAGCAGCTACTAAAGTGGTGCATCTTAAAGAAGGTGATGATGTTACGGGTGAAGATCAATTAGTACAGACTATTGCAAATGCACTATGGTCATAGGCCTTAATTTATATATAATATAATTAACTAACTTAAAACATATAGGAGAGATATATGAGTAACGAGAATGAAGTAAAAAACGATGTAATCATCAGCTTTAATGGCAGAG